AGCGGTCGTCTCTTCATCACTCCGCAGGAAAAGATGTCGGCTAATCCGAAGCTTCCTGCTCTCAATGGAACAATCGTCATTGACGGAGTTGTTCTGTATCTTGGTCTGTGGAAGCGGAAGGCTAAGTCTGGCACTGACTACTTCACTGCCGAGCTTACTTATCCGAAAGACGAGACTGCTCGCATCAAGGCTGACGGCCCTGCAACGAGCGAGGCCGCAAAGCGTGAGGCTGAGTACGACAAGGCTCATCCGCAGGTCAAGGAAGACCAGAAGCGTAGGTGGGATTCACGTCCTGAGAACCGCCGTCCGCAGAACCCTACGGTTCAGGCGAGCGACGAGGCTGATGATGACGGCAATCCGCTTCCGTTCTAAACTATGACAACTCTGAACATACAGAATCTTGACGCGAATACGCTGAAGCAACTAGTTATGTTGGCGAGCAGATGCTACAGCTATTGCACACGTCAGTGTGGTAAGTGGGGAAGTCCTTCTTGCTTCAACTGTATGTTCAGAGACATTCGCAAGCTTCATCAGAAACTATCTGATAAGAGAAAGGAAGGTGATTATCATGGGTAAGTGTTGTGGTGGCTCTAAGAAGGGCGGTTGCAAAGGCGGCGGCAAGAAGGGTAAGTAAGCCCAGCTCCAACGCTTCGCCCCGACGCGGTTAAGTTCGGGGCAACTTTAAGATAAGAGGTGTGATATGGGAAAGTACTGCAACAGGTCTCTCGACAAGAAGAAGTCAAGGAGGATTTTCTCTGGCTACGTCTGCGTTGACGAACACGGAAATGACATGGCTTACTTCATGCACGAGTCTGATGCACAGGAGTTTTTCAACGAGAACGACGCTTGCGTCAACATCGAAGAAAGAAACATGAACGAGAACTGCATGGTGCTGTTCGGTGAAACACACGATTCAAGGGATTACAAATGAGCTGGGTAGAAACACTTAGAGAGTTCAATGTCAGAAGGAGTGTAAGCAAGATGGGACTCAAGTACATGGGAAAGTCAGAACTGACCTCGCCAATGAGGTGCTCTTGGTGTGGTGAGTACACAATTGACCTCGTAAAGATTCGCAGTAAAGAAGACAAAGCTACGCTTCGTATCTGCAAGAAACACTGGGATTCGATGGCTCAGTGTGCTCACGAATGGGACATCTGGGTTGCACGTAAGTTCCCTAAATGGGGACTTAAGTGCATGGGCAGGCACTGGTATGAATCCAATGGCTTGCTTAAGTTAATCGAAAAGAAAAAGAAATGAAACGACTGATACTTGTCATGGCTGTGCTTCTCTCTATGAACGCAAGTGCAAGCAAAGACTTCTTCGGTCTTGACTTCTACAAGCTGGCTGACGCAGTTGGCTTCGTTGAGTCTGACCGTGGACTGTCAAGCGACAATGTGTTTCAGATGAGAGACATATACATAGCTGACATAAACAGAATCTACAAAACCAAGTACAGAAAGATTGACAAGTTCTCTAAAGAGAAGAGCTTGAAGATGATGCGACTGTACTGGGACTTCTATGGACGCCAGTATGAGAAGACTACTGGACGCAAGGTTACATACGATGTGCTGTCAAGAATCCATAACGGAGGGCCTGACGGCTGGAAGAAAAGATGCACATTAGGTTACGCCAAGCGCGTAAGAAAGGCAATGCGATGAGCGAAGAAAAGAAAGAGACAGTGTCGGAAATCATCGACTTCATGGAGGAGTTCGGTGGCAACGTAGAAAAGGAATACGCCAAGAGACTTAGGAAAGCTCTTGAGATTAAAGGCAATAACATCAATGATGAGCGTGAGCTCGTCACTGAGCTTTGGCGTAGTGGAAAGAACATCGGTGCGAGGTTCTTGTTTAAGAACAAGGACATCATGTGGCAGGATATGACTCTTGACCAACGCCAAGAAGTTGTGGTGAACATGGCTCAGATGGCTCAGTTCTTTTCTGGGTTTCTTAATCAGACAAGGAAGGATGTAAAGTAATGAAAGATGTAAGTGATGCGTTTATTATTATGGGTCTCGTGATATTCACGGTGTGCTCTTGCATTTGTGATTATCGTCACGACAGGAGACTTAAAGCTCTTGAACGCAGATGCGATGAAATGTGTTTGCGCCTTGGAAAGTGTTTGATTGTTGAGCCACCTGAACAACATACTGCTTATATGATTGATATGTATGACAAGTGTATCAAGATGAAATGGAATTATTGATATGGGACGCAGAGGAAGGCCGCCAAAGGAACAGCCACGCTTTCCTGACATTACTCAGATGAGCGATGTCAAAGAGGCACGTGAACCGCTTGAGCCACCGAAGGCTGAGCTGTTTGCACAGGCTATCGTTAGGAACATGGGCGACATTCGCAGGGCTTGCACTGAAGTGCTTGACCCTTTGACTGACCCAACATACACTGACCATGAACAGTTGCCTGACAAGATTAAATCTCGCGTCAAGTACCTGCTAAACAGAGCGGCTTCCGACACGGTTGCTACGAGACAGGAGATTGAACTCCTGCTCTCGCAGTCAATCCGTGGACAGTCCGACAGAGTTGAAGCCATTGACGCAATACGTGAGCTGTGTAAGATGAAGGGTTGGTATTCGCCAGTCGAGATTCACAACACTCACGAACTAAAAGTACCAGACCGTATCGCTGGTATGTCTGACGCTGACCTTGACAGGATGATTGCTCTCGGCAAGGAAGCCAAGACAACAGAGCCGTTACAGATTGAACAGCAACCTGAAGACGCTGACTTTATAATGGCTGACACGACAAGCAAAGCAATGATGGAAGATGCTAAAGGTGAAGAATGAAAGGTATGGATTACATAGTATCTGGTGCTGTTGCACTGTGCTTAGTTGGTTCTGCAATACTAATGATACTCGCACATCGTGGAGGTAACAACAATGGACGCTAATCAATTAAGGCTTGCAAAGTTTGAACAGGCGGCTCGTCTTGCACGAACAAATATGCTTTCGTTCATGCAGTGGTGTTGGTGGATGCCAGCAACATCTCCATTCATTATCGGAAGACACACTCGTGCTATCTGCGACAGAATCACGAGAGCTGTAAACGACTTCCGCGAAGGCAAGTCAACCTACCTTCTCATTGACGTACCGTTCCGTCATGGCAAGTCCGACATAGTTAGCCGTGCATTGCCTGCGTTCTTCCTTGGACGCAACGCTGACATGATGCCGTCTGTTATTATGTCTGGATACGGAGATGACCTTGTGTCTGGATTCTCAAAGGACTGCAAGAACATCATGACGAGCGAGGCGTACCAGCAATTGTATCCAGATGTTCGCCCAGACCCGAAGGACAACTCAATCAACTCTTGGCGTGTCAAAGGAAGTAAGCGTATCGTATCTGTAGCTGGTATCACTGGTGGTATCACTGGTAAGGGTGGCAATCTAATCGTTCTCGACGACTACTGCAAGACACGTGCACAGGCTGAGTCAAAGACTGAACGTGACCATGTATGGAATGAGTTCGCCAACTCAGTGTTCACACGTCAAGACCCGCCTGCGGCAATCATCATTGTCTGTGCTACACCGTGGCACGTTGATGACATCCGTGGTAGAATCCTCAAAGCCATGAAGGAAGACGAGAAGTTCCCTCGCTTTGAAGAGATGTCGTTCCCTGCACACAAGGAAGGGCCTGACGGATGGGAGTACCTTTGCCCTGAGCTTCATCCGCCAGAGTGGTACGACGGCAACCGTGCAGTCCTTGGCCCTGCTGACGCGGCGGCTTTGCTTGACTGCTCGCCAGTAAGCAAGGCTGGATGTATGTTCAAGCGTGATTGGTTCATGACATATGACATTCGACGCCAACCTAAAATCAATACGATGAATCGCTACATCTTCGTTGACACTGCAAGTGCAAAGAAGAAAGACAGCGACTACACTGTTATGTGGGTAGTCGGTACTGGGCAGGACAGGAACTACTACGTCCTCGACTGCGTTCGTGACCATATGAATCTAACGGAGAGAACCGATGCTATCTTTCGACTTGTCAAGAAGTGGCAACCAAGCCAAGTCTTTTGGGAAACAATCGGTGCAATGGCTGATGCTGAACACGTCATGGAGGAGATGTCAATCCGTGGTTATCGGTTCAACATACGTAAGCTTCATCAGTCCGTCGCAAAGCTCGACAGAATCCGTTGGCTTGAGCCGTTGTTTCAGAATAGCAAGATATGGTTTCCTTCTCAGATGTTCTATCGTGATGTTCAGGGGGTCGAACATGACCTTACGCAAGACTTTGTTAACGATGAGTTTGTCATATTCCCATCTACTCGTCATGATGATATGCTTGACTGCCTTGCTAACATTAAGCATCCTGACATTATGAGTAGTCTATCATTCCCACATACTCAGGAGTACGACAACGAGCTGTTGCGTAGTGGCGACAGCCGACATCACTACTCTGCCAAGCGAGCCAAGTCAGTTCTGTTCAGATAAAAATTACACTTAACCTATGAAAATTACACTTAAGTTCGTTGGGATAATTGTATTTTTATTCTGCATCACTTCAGTTCCTCATGCTGTAGTGAGACTTGTAATGACACCAGACATTACTGTTGGCGTGTTCCTCGTGGAACATCTTAAGATGTGGCTACCAGTAGGACTCGTAGCACTTACGGCCTACGTAGCTCAACGATAAAAGAAATCCCCTCCATTTGGAGGGGTTCTTTCTTTACTTTACAAGAGCCTTTATCGGTTCGACTGTTCTCATTATCGGGAACAGCATCTGGAAAATCCTCATAGAATCTTCCTTAATCATCCGTTCCTCTCTCTTTGAGAAGCCGTCCCAAGGAGACGCTTCAATAACGTCCTTGTACATCTTGCTCGTCATCTGCTGAAGAGAGTGTAACTTACTTAGTACAGGGGCTTCAAAGTGCGTCTTGCTACGCGAGCCCTTGACATCAGGAAGCACATTCTCGTACGCGAACGCATTGATAATCTGACCCCAGATAAACCATCCGCTCATTGGGCCAGTGATGCAGTTTGCAACAATGTCCTTCTCGGTACGCTCAACGATGTCCTTCATCTTCTGGTCGTCACGCTTGAACATCATAGCACTGATGCCACCAGCGAGAGACAGGATTGCAGGGCAGATGAGGTGGAGAGATATAAGTCTTGACGCAAGATTCGCCCAAGCACCCTTGTCTCCCATGACCATAGCACGATGCCACGTCTCACACTCGATACCCCAACGAACGAACGCAGGGCCAGAGAACTGTGTAATCATCTTGCCAGCCGTGCCAGCTCTCTGTGCACTGTGCAAGAACTCGGAGCGTCCAGACTGCTGTGTGGTCTGAATGGCGTAGTCGGTATCAGCAAGGGCACGACGCTTGGCGTCCTGCTCTGTTAGTCCGTTCTCAATATACCAGTTCTTTCGACCAGTATAGTACTGACCAGCCATAGACATTGAAGCAATCTTATCGACCCACTTGGTAATATCCATACCGTGACGCTTGTACCAGCGATAGCCCTTGCTCATCGGGCCTTCGGGCATACCTTCGCACGAGTTCATCAGTGAGACCATAGCCTCAGAGATTCCCTCGCACTCACGTGTCACAAACAGTCCTGCGTCAATAAGCTCACGCATACCCTGACGAACCTCAGAACTCGTCATAGGATTGCGAATTAGACCCTTGACCCACGGTCCAATACCCATTTCAACAGACCATCCACCGATACCTTCAAGCTGTTTCATGGCAGAACCGATGTTGCCGAACAGTGAAGTAGCCGTGACGAAGTTACGTACGCCAGACAGAAGCGTGTCGCTGTTCTTGCGACCACCGTTCAGAGCGTCGGCAAGCTGTGCGTATATGTCGTTCTTTGCCTTAGTTCCATAGAGCTGGGCGTAAGCCGTCTGAACCTTCGGATGCTTGAGCGTCGAGTTCATGCGGTCAATAATCTTGGCGTAGCCAATGTAATGTCCGCTGTCCTGAATCTTGTCCTCAAACATACGGAACGCATCACACTGCTCTTTTAGTCTAAGAGAGTCGTGCGTAACACGGCGAGTCAAGAACGCAGGGAATGGCGAGCTTGAATACCTACGCTCGTCGTTAGAGACCAAGTCCTGTTCAAAGCTGAGAGGGCAATAGTTCTCGTCAGGAGAAAGAACAGGCATACCGCAGATGTCCTCGCTGATAGGCGAGATAACCTTGCGGATTTCACCATAGGCTCTCGTAAGCCAGTTAGCCATAGCCACGCCTTCAGGCCCAATGATGTCCTCAATAGCCCTGAAGTACTCTGCGTCACGACCCCATATAGCGTTGTTAACCTGCATATCTCTCTGCTGACAAGCGGCATAGATGTATATGAGGTTAGCCTTGCTGAGATGGTTTGGTATGTTCGTTGGCGTAGAGCCGTCAGGAGCTTTGGCGAGCACGACCTTCTTGGTCTTGTTGCCACAGTTGACCTCAACCTTCTCACCGCCTTCTGGAATGTACCAAGCCGTACGGCTGAACTTGTCGTACTCAGGATTTTTGAGCATCATGTCAGGCACGAGCTTTTCAAAGTTCACGCCATAGATGTCCTCGCAAGCCTTACGCATTTCACCTTCCCACTTGCTGATGAACATCGTCTTGTCAATGTTGGCAAGACTCATATCCTGACGGAAGGAATCAATGAAATTGTACGCCTCAGTTCCCTCGTGAAGATACGCACTAAACCTCTTGAACAGGTCGGCAATGGAGAACAGAAGGAAGTTAGAACCTTTCGTTCCGTTCTCAAGTTTGTCGAAATCATCACCCTTGAGATTGCGTCTGATTGACGTAAGCTCTCCAATGAACGCCTGACGGATGCTCGCATCATCGGCAAGACGGGCATTACGCTTTACGAGGTGTGCCTGAATAGCACCAGCCAAGTCACGAGCCATCTGACCGTCGAAGATTTCACGGCACTCTCCGTACGTCTTGTACTTCATAGCACCGAAACGAGACAAGGCATTAAGCTTCATCATAGCCTTGTCTCTCGACAAGAGCTGTTCCTCTGCGTCAATATCCTTGGCGTCCTTCTTGCCAAGCTCAAGCAACTGCATATCAGAAAGCTTAAGGATGTTGTTCTGCTTGGCGATTTCCTTCTCAACCGCCTCATCAGTCATCCTCATGGCTTCCTTGACGTACTTCCAATACTCCTGAAGACGCGGAGAAATCTTACGCTGGTAGTCAGGAATGTTGGCAGACACGCTCTTCTCGCCGTCGGCATACAGGTCAATCTGCTTGTCGATGTTGTCAAGTAACTCACCTACATTGTGCCTTGCGATTGACTCACTAAGCATATCAGCATACTTGGCAATCGTCATATGAGCCGAAGCGAACGTAGGAAGTTGATTCTGAATACGAGCAGACTCACGCATAGCCCACTCACGAACCTGAACAGCACCCTTTCCGTCGTCATATCCGAGACGTTTTGCAGTCTCACGAAGCCAAGACGATACTGTGTTGGCGAGTTCTGCACGAGCGATTGGCGACTCAACAAACTCGTCGTAAGTCATGTTGGCGAAACGACCGTCAGTCTTGAGAAGCTTATCTGAGAACGCCTTGATGGTCTGCGTCGCAAGAGCGTCGCTGTCACCAAACGTCTCCTTCATATTCTCAATGTCCTTAACGATGTCACGACCAAGAAGCGAGTTAAGCTCGGCAAGCCCCATTCCGCGAGCGTTCTTGACCTCACGAATCTGGAGACGCTTAGCTTCAAGAACAGCCCTGTCAGCCGCCTGCTGACCAGCACGACCGATGTTGTATCCACCGATTGCACCATTGACAATCCGCTTTGAAACCTCTTCAACTGCCACTTCTTCCTTGGCAGACTTGATGAGTTCAACGTCGTTCTGCTTGCCCTTAAACCTGTTGTAAAGATTCTCTGCAACAGGAACGGCACTACGCATCACATCGTCAACGAACGCAGGAATCTCTGCGATAGGAAGATTGATTGCTTCAGCCTTCTTCTCGACCCACGAACGTAGCTTCTGTTCCTCTTCAGTTCCACGCTTGCCGTCAAGGTACTGCTTGGCAAGACGTGCGGAAGCCGCTTCGGTGACGAGGGCCTTCGGAGAGCGGCGAGTTCCAACAACTCTATTCTTGACGTACGAGGCAATACCAGACATCCTAATAGCCTCGTTTAGCATGGCCTGCTGTACGCTTGCATCCTTCGACAAGCTGTTGTCTGCGACAATCTTATACAGGGTATTAGTGAACTTCTTTACCATGTCATCAGCTTTGGAGAAGTCCTTTGAAATGCTCTGCTTCATCTTGGAAACTTCTTCCTTGATGAGCGTAGCAACCTTACCCTTATTCCTCTCCCAGCGTACGTCAATAGCCTTGGCGCGTGACTCCATCTCGGCTTCAATAGAGCTTGTGACAGTGCTTCCGCTCGTGACAAGAGTGCGACCGCCAGAGCCAGCGTCCCATCCGTCCTCGCCATTCATCATGGCAAAACCAGCCGCGAGGCGAGAGCCAGTGCTTGTCTCATCAACCTCTTCGTTCTCGACGATTTCATCACTTCCACCCTGACGCTCAATCTTTTCAAGCTTTCCACCAACCTCAACGCCAGACATATCAGACTCTGTCTGAGTCCTGACTGTACGCTTGGCCTGAAGGATGTTCTTGACGATTGCTTCCATAACCTCGTCAGCGACAGCATTACGGAACTCAGGACGAATCGAACGAACCGTCTTGCCACTCCTTCCAATGCGACCAGCGTTGCTGTTGAACAGGAACGTATCAACAGCAGAAATGATGATGTCATTCCAGTATGCAAGATTCTTCTTGGTCTGCTGTGCGCTCGTAAGATTCTTGCTGTCAAGAGTGACAAGAGTGTTCTTGAGAGCTTCCTCAGCCTTTGAATAGTCAGCAAGCTCTGCCTCGCTCATGCCGAAACGGGACGCCAAGAAACGAGCCTCGGCCTCGCCAGCGAACTGCTTGACGCTCTGGTCGATTTCCTCCCAGATGACCTCAGAGACCTTCTTGAGCATCTGCTCGTTGACCTTTTCGCCAAGTCTATCCCTGATGGCTTTCTCGACAATCTTGCCAACACCAGCCGAATTGATAAGGCGAGAGTCGGTAAGCCAGAATGAAAGCTCAGAACCAGAACGCTTAGCACGAGAAGGAATCAGGGCTTCAGCCGTCTTGACGTCACTCGTACGGATACGCTGTTCCCAACCTTCTTCCTTCTGGATAAGGCCAACAAGTGCCTGAGCGAACTGCTCAGGAGCAAGACGTTCGTTCCAACGCTTCTGGTTAATAACAATCTGACCATCTTCGTTAGGTAGGATGAACGTATTGTCGTCACGCCAAGCAGGTTCTTTCACGCCAAGTTCAGCACTCTGCTTAGAGTTACTGACAAAGACGGATGCGTTCATGATTTCAGGATACGCCTTTGCAAAAATCTCATCCTGCTTGATAGCGTTGCCCATGATGTCATATACGTGGAATTGCTCACCATCAGCGATACGCTTTAGGAAGGCCTGCGGCATCTTCGGCTTCTTGCCGACGTATTCAAGACGAGCACCCTTGTCTCCGTCAGTGCCGCCAACATGAATGAAGAACGGGCCAACCTTTGACGGAACGTTTCCACTGATAGCTTCGTTAACATTGGCGTTCTTGCTTGAGCCAAGGCCAATGCGAGTTCCAAGGTCTGCCTGCTCGATACCCTTTCGGATAACAAGATTGATGTGGTCACGTATTTCCTCAGCCTTATGGCCAAAGTACCGAGAAGCACCCTTGACGCCAACAACATTGAATCGCATATCAGGAACGAGATTCTGAAGTTCCTGAATAGCTTTCGTGCGAGGAGTAATAGACGACTCAGTCCAGCCAAGCTGACGCTTCCCAGATTCTTCGTTATAGACAAGCTCGTTGTAATCCCAACGAATCACAGGGATTCCGAGTGCCTTGCACTTGGCTTCAAGCCTATCCATCTGAATGTTGGGGTCAACATCCTTCGTCGTCGTAGTCTTGATAAGATTGCTGAACTGAGCAGGAACACTCTCTCCATTGTTGATGATTCCGTTGAGAGTGTCAATGATGACCTTCGGGTCACGACCAACACTCTTGGCGAGCTTATTAACAGCTTCGATGTCAACAAGTTCAATGGTGTTTGAACGGAGTTGTTCAAGAGCCTTTGTAGTGAAACGAGGAATACTCGCACCAATAATTTCACCAGCTTTGCAGAGCCTTGCGAGCTTTGCTTCGCCAATAATGTACGGAAGCTTTCCGTCAGGGCCAATCTTCTTCTTCAATGCTTCAACAGTCTTGGCTCTCGCATCCTTGCTTTCCTTATTAGGATACTGATTGTGCTCAAAGTCCAAGTATTGACGCATCAGCTCGACTGCCTTTTCAGGAGTGTCGAAGGCAATCGGCTTACCATTTTCGTCGGTTTCAAAATAGAACTCTTCGCCTTCATTCTTCAGTTTCTCACTGCGAACAACGTTACCATTCGCGTCACGAGAGGTCATGAAGTCTGAAATACCACCAGTTCCCATGTCTCTATCGAACAGGAAGTTGGCTTCGCTCGACTTCGGGTCAATCGTATTGCGACCGAATACGAACGATACGAGACCGAACGCATTGTGCGTCTGACCTTCAGGAAGGACTCCAACTGATATTCCAGCAGACTCTCCTTCATCCAAGAACTTCTCAGCGTATTCAGCAGACAGATTATGGATTGCAACCATCTTCTTGTCCGTCATGCCACGCTTAATCGTCTTAACCGCCCAGCGACCATACAGGTCATGCTCAAACGGAACGATTGTAGCGTCGTCAGGAATCGAATCCTTGCCGAGAATAGACAGTGTTTCTCCGTCGCTAATCGTACCGTCCTGAGAATTGATGACGC